CCTAGGAACCTGGGTGACTTCTGCTTATGCCAGGCAGTTGAAGACCTGGGCGACATCCTGGAAGAAACGGAAGAGGAAAGAAACAGATTCACAGAAGATCAGGCCGAGCAGGCCATAGCAGCATTGATTTATAGGGAGGTGTTCTAATGATCAGGAAAAAGGAAACAGCAAGAGATTATATAACATTGACAGATACAGCCGTTAATTGGTCAATGTGCGACAATTTGAAGGCTTTAGTTGATTATCTTAATGAGCAGGCAGAAGCCGGACAGATAGCAAGAAATAAGGCCGTAAAGGTTTCTGTTGCTCTTAACAATTTATTAAAAGATTTAGAGTTATAAAATAAGGCTGACCGTTTCAGCCTTGAGCCTTGGAAGCCTTCCAGGGTTCAAGGGTGCAGAGATCACCAGGAGGGAAATACAATGAAACTAAATATCAACGGTGCAGAAGTAACAATCACAGTACACGGTGACAGCAGGAAAGAAACAGAAGCCAGGACAAAAGCCTTTATATGCCGTATGTCCTCAGCCTTTTACGCTGAGGCCGATAATATGAAGAATCTTGGATGCTATAATTCATCTAGTTTAAGCGAAAAAACCGCCAGGGCCTTATATGATGCTTTGGATAAAGTCGGATATTTTGATAACATTAAATAAAGGCCTCTAGCAGGCCAAAAGCCTAGCCAGCTATAAAAGGCTAGGCCTTATATTAAAGCCTGTCAGATGGCCTAAAAATGGCCTCTAATGGGCTTCAAGGGTGCAGAGATCACCGGGAGGTTATAGATAATGAAAGAACTAATAATAAAGAGAAATAATGCAGTATATAAAATAAGTAAAGGCTACGATATACAAAAAAGTATATATTTATTATGTATTGAAAAAATAACATCAGATAAAAATATATTTGTAACAATAAAAGTTGTAAATGATTATGAATATATATATAAAATACAAAAAACGCAAGTAAAAGCCCAGGGAGGCATTGACGGACTACTAAAACATTTTAATGAATGCATAATAGATAATTTTGCAATTGATTGTTGGGTAATTGATCCGATAGAAAAAATTATCAGTTTAAGGAGTAAATAAGCCAAGCCAAGTATAAAAGGCTTGGACTTACCTTAAAGCCTCTTAAACGGCCTCTAATAGGCTTCAAGGTGAGGAGGGATAAAACATGAGCAGTTATAAAAGCCTTGACTACCTGCAGGCGGTGGGCCTGTATGATGTGGACAGTTTAACGGAGAGATACGAAAAGGGGGAGTTTCAGCGGATCAGATGGACCGCAGGCCTCTTAAATGATTATCAATTGAGATTGTACCATTCAAAAGTATTGCGGATGCCGTTATCCTGCTATGATTCAAAGGCAGTCCGTGAAATGGTCTATTATGGTATCTTGCAGGACCTGGCAGACTGGGACAGGGACAGGGCGGAGGCCTGGCACCTGGCCAGACTCCAGGAACGCCAGGAAGCACAAGACATGAGGGACAGACAAAAACGCCTTGAGGGTGTCGGCCTGGCCTGTCTGGTGTATTTCCTTGTGATGTGTGCCTGTGCTGTTGGTGTGTGCCTCTGGGCCTGGTTCCGTTGGAGGTGATCCAGGGACGGCCCAGGAGGGCAGGCGGTCACGTTACAGGGACCGTGTGCATGGCAGGACTATATGGGCCTGTGCCTGCAAAAATTCTGAATTTATATTAAAATGCGGAGGCCAGGGTAGCCCTCATGCAAAGCAAAGGCAGATCCTGATCCAGGAAGGAGGCAAAGTGAAAATCAGGATGCCTGAAAATTGCGATTCCCACCCACTATTGAAAGGAGAAACAATGATACTGAATGAAAAGAAACAGGTCACATTATCCACCCTTGATATTGTGGCTTACATGATCAGAGCAGAAATCGAGAAGAGGAAAGGAAAGACCCACCCAGATAACTATCACGATATGTTGGTACAGGTCATGACCTTGTATGATGTGTTGAATGAAATCAACAGACTTCAATCTGAATGTATGGAGAAGGAGGAAGAATGAAATACATTGAGTTGCTGAACCGCATTGCGGAAAAGAAAAAAATCCCCAGCTATGTGGATCTGTGGGGAAACAGGTATGAACTGGCAGTCAACAGCAGGATGAAAACCGTTATTGACTACTACTATAAAGGCCAGGCATTGAGTGAGTTTGTCTGTACCCACTCCATGGAGTATCAGCCAGGCTTTACGTTTGAAGCATCAAAGGAGGAAGTGAATCCATGGAAATAGCGAAACTGTTGTCCAAAAGGGCAGAGGCCTGTGCTATGGACTGCATGCTGTTCAGAAGGTGGGAGAGGGGATTGATATCCACCCCACAGGCAGTCAGGCAGTTCATCAAGAATAATCGTCTGCCAGAAGAAACAGAAATCCCCACCAGTGAGATGGAAGCATTCATGAACAGTCTGGGATACAGAAAGGAGGCATAATGTCCACAAAATCAATCATTCTTAAAAGGGAATACAAAACAAGGAGAGATCGCAAGGTCCAGGAATATCTTCAGAAATGCCTTGAGATCGTAATTGACCAACTTTATGAAGACGGATACCTTGATCCTGAAAATGATATTGTTGAAGCAAGGATCACGGTAAGGACCAGAGAAGATGTACCAGGTGACCTGTCTTAATCTGCTGACGGATCAGATATTTGAGAAGGAGTTCCAGTTCTATGAGGACTTCCGAAAGTTTCTGAACCGTTGCCGATATTCAAAGAAGATTAAAATTATATCCTGGTGGAAGTATTAGAAAAAGGCCTGTGGAGGGCCTTTTCCTTTGGTGCAAGCAGGAGAATCATCAATGGTCAATATTATTTTATCACAAGATAAACGGTGTTGCACCATCCCATTCCAGGAAGAGGATGCCTTCCCCTTTCTTCCTGAGGACATGAATGCTGATTGGGGTAGTAGAACTGATGGATCCGTTGGAGAATGTCTTGTTGAAATACATATACTTTGTTGTATTATATTCCCCATCAGACTCCCTTTCATATTCAAGTGTTTGTGTCTTGTTTGCTCGCCTGTAAGTTACCCCATCTACTTCATAGGTAGAATAGGACCATCCTGAATTATATATTCTGGTAAGGCCTGGGTAGGTATTCCCTCCTGATGCTGACTCTCCTGATGGGATACCTGTAATGGTAATATTGAATGTTGCACTGACATAATCTTCATCATCGTTCATTGTAAGTGAAACGGAAGAAGGATTTATTGAAATAGAAGGTGTAACTGTCGGTCCAGGATCAGGACCAGGGCCAGGGCCAGGGCCAGGTCCAGGTGTATTTGGATTGACTAGAATATAACTAGGCTGAATGCCCATTCTTACATCTGTGATAGTATCTTCAGAAACGTATTCATATACTCTCCATCCATAGTTATTATTATAAAACCAGTTCCACATTTCTGTGAAAGTTGACCCCATGATGGATGGAGTTCTGGTATCCCAGATTCCACTTCCTACAGGCCATTGAGCACGTCCATGGTCGCCAGTATAAAGCGATGAGGAACAGTAGGCTTTTCCATTTATTACTGCTTCAACAACAGCAACATGACCGTTCCATTCTATGATGTCACCTGGCTTGATATTGGAATGGTAAGAACTGTATGGTTTTGCAGTCCAATCGTTTATTAAATTATCATGCCATGTTCCTGCATTACCCATTGGACGGACAGGTGGTAATTGTCCATTTTCAAGAACTCTTCCATAAGCCATTGTGGTGCAGTTTGCCAGACAAAGATTATATGTTGCACCAGGGTTGGCTGATGTCCAATAATATTGATTGGCACTGCCTCCAGGTTGCAGTCCGCTATTTGTTGTTCTTGGTGTCCAGGCCATATTTCCTCCTTATGAATAAGAAGGCCTAGAACTTGTCCAGGCCTTTTTTGATTTCCTCAATGGACTTTCCTGTAGTCTTGTAGGACTGATCCAGGAAGGCCGTTATGTATTCCTTTAATTTCTCATTGTCTGATCCGTATTTATCTGCATGAAGGAATACGCTTGCAGTATTTGCGATATATCCTCCAGGTGTCAGGAACCAGATGCTTCCTTCCGATTCTATGATGTCTATGACAGGCAGGATGTTTCCCTTGCTCTGGACATCCAGGACCTGGGCATCCAGGGAAGGGGAGATCCTTACATTCATGTCAGCGTTCAGATAGATATTACTCATCGGATTCCTTTATCTCCTGGGCAGATATCAGGGATCCTGCAATGTACTTTGGTGACATAAGTTCATTTACTTTCGTGATAGCAAGAGCAAGCGTTTCTGCCTCTACCTGTACAGGAATAGTCGGTTTGATATCTTCCAGTTTGGTTGCATCTGCAAGACGGAATGTGAAGTTTGTCATTTCTTCTTTCCTCCCTTTTTCTTTGGTGCCTGTGTTTCTTCCTTCCTTTTCGGTGTGGCTTCTATCACCCTGGTAACAGGCATACCATTGACCATGGTGATCCTTACATCTAATTTACTCATGGATGTCATGCTCCAGGACCGAAACCCTCTTGTCCAGGTTATTGACATCTTTTCGTAACGTATTGATTTCTGACACCTGCTTATCCAACAAGTCAAGCCTGTAGTTAGTCAGTGTAGCATAGGAGAATACACCGATCAATGCAGACAGGACAGGTGAGAGGGCCTGAATCCAGTCAATCAGCATGAGTTTATCCTTCTATCTTTTCAGGATTGATGGTAATGATGGCCTTGTCCTTCATGTAGGACTTTGAAGCCTCATTCAGCACATAGGCCAGGAAGGTTGCCAATGCACCGAATGTGATGGAGATGGCCTTGTAGTTCGGAATGTTCCAGGCCTCTCCGACAGTCAGGACCAGGGTTGCCAGTCCTGTCAGGATGGGAAGCACCCATCGTTTCAGAATGTCATAAGTATTGTTTGTCATGTTACTCCCCTTTCGTGGTACTACATTGATTCATCTTCGTTTCTGTCAAAAACTTGGATATCTCTTACGTTTCCATCGCTTGAAAAGATACTTGCCATCTGATACGTGATTGTGTCATCCTGCAAGTCTGTGGCGATAATGCCGTAGTATCTTTTTCTTGCTTCCTCGTAGGCATCAAAAATCTGCGTGGAATGAGTTTCTTTTCCATCCTTAATAAATAATCTGTTTACGATGTAGAACATTTTTTCCTCCTTATTCTTCAACAAAGAATGTCACTGATCCTGTCGGTCTTGCGACTCCATTGTCATAGTTTGCATCTGCATAGTAATCAATATTTCCGTTCGTTTGTACTCTCGAACCTCTAGCGTGGTTTGTTGACAGTCTATTGTTCATTAAAACAAAGTCGGTTCTATATGGTGGCCTGAATCCTGTCGGCAATGTCCCCAACGTGTTCCAAGAAGGTGTCAAAGTGATTTCTGAATCTACCGTATAGTAGATTCTCACCATGACAATGTTTCCCTGTTTCCATGCTTTGATAGTACCTGAAGAATTACTGTATGTTGTGACTGTTGCATATTGGAGTTCTCTCCAATCACCCCACCCTGTCGCACTTCTGTAATATCTTACATACATACGGTCACCATTGTAGTAGTGATGCAGTTGCATTACATTATTGCCAGTTTCGTTTGCAATAACACTGATCATTCCAGAAGTATAATTTGATGGGCCGTTCAAAGGTGTTGAAACGTAACCATGATAATTATGCCTGATATCATTTAAATCAGTTCCACTAGCAAGGTTTCCAAATGTATTACTCATTACACCGTTGCTGTCTACTGCAATACCAGTACCAGGTTTTACACCGCCCAGGACATTTGCACTTGCAGGTGCAAGACCGATCCTTCCTCCAGTTGGATCGTAATTATAATCAGGAGCAAACGAATTGTTAAACTTCACTTCACTGGTAGCATCTCCCATGCTTCCGTTGTTTGCCCATTTCCCTGCCATGAACTTGACACTTGGCGTATTGTCTGTTGCATCGGCACTCATACCCAGGACATCTCTGTCTGCTCCAAGAGTAGTGAGGACCTGATAGGCATTTGTGGATCCTGCCACGCCTTCCAGTTTCGTACTGTTCAGGATAAGGTTGTTTGTTACCTCAATGGTATCGGCACTGATGTTTCCGCTTGCCATGAGATCATCTGTTGTTACGGAAGTCTGGAATACACCTGTATCGGCAGATACGTTGCCCTGGATCCTTGCTGTATCGGTATCAACGGCATTGGCATTTAAGGTACCGTTTGTATCCCATTTCACCAAGGCACCCTGCTGTGGATTGACGGTTGCAGTCAGCATGGTCTGTGATCCGTTTTCAACGGCATAGACACCGTTGGTAGTTGATTTATCCAGTTTGTTTGTATCGGACGGATGGACATGATCCCCTCTTGAGTAAAGCATTGAGGATCCTGCCGAAGCCGTTCCGTTCATGGAAGGGGAAGCACTTGAAGGTGAAGGGGAACTCAAGGTACCTGCATTCACCCAGGCATTCTGTGAGGAAGACCAGATATAAAGGATAAAAGAAGAACCGCTTCCTACCTGGTAGGCATCACCTGGACTGCCAGTCGGATGTGCTGTCTGCAGATCAGCAAGTGTCGGATAGACATCCAGGATCTCCAGACCGCTTCCTTCAGGACCTTCTGGTCCTCTCAATGAGGAAGAAGTATAGGTCTGTCCGTTACTCAAGGTAATGGTCATGCTGTAGTCCTGGTTGAACGTGATACTTGAAATGGATACACCCTGCGGACCTGCAGGACCAGGAAGACCTTGAGGCATGGTGAAATTGAACTGAACGGAATCATCGGTCCAGACAAGTTCAACAGACGGATCTTCACCTGGAACGGCTGTGGCTGAAAGGTTGTTTACGAAGTTCTCCCAGGCGGTGCTGATCTCATCTTCATTATTGTAAATCTGATTGAAAGCATCCTTGAACACAGATACCAACCGCATGATCCGCAGGAGTTGCTCATAGTAGGTCTTTCCGTCAGAAAAGAAATATTTGTTCTGATTCTGCGGTCTGTTCATCGGATCTTTTTCCCAGTTGATGATGTCACCGTAGACATCGGCATATTTCACAAAAGGATCAAATCTATCCATTTTACCTCCTTTAATAGACCAGGTAGAACAGGTCTTTCAGTTCATCCGTGATCATTTTTTCTATATTCAGTATAGCATCCTGGTAGTCCTTTATCAATTGACCGTTGTTCATCTTGGACAGGTTACCCTTGATATCCCTGATGATCTGATCCGTCTTTTTCTCACTTCCTGTATCGGAAGAGGAATAGGTGGAATCATCCGTTCTCTGGGATACCGTTTTTGAATTGTCCGTAGAAGTATTGGCAGAACTGTAGTCATTGTCGGTATCGGACTTGTTGGTTGCCATAGTAGACAGATAGGACAGAGGGATCTCTTCTCCAGAATCGGTAGCGGATGCCATGGCCTGCGGTGTATTGGATGTCTTGGCCACATCCTTGCTTACCGTGTTGTCAATCCCTTCTGTAGTTGCCAGGGAGTTGGAATCGGAAACGGAATCGGACTTGCTTGTACCTGCTGCACTTGATTCATTGACTTTGATCGTACTCTTATTGGATACAAGGTCCTTTGTTTCCTTGATGTGATACGGATCCAGGATATTGGATGAGATCAGTTTCATCTGGGAATCATATAAGGCCTTATATTTCGGCATGATGTCATTCATCCGATCCTTCAGGAACATGACCCATCTCATGACGGAATCGCAGTTGATATCCCTTGTATAGTATGTTTCCAGAATATGCCTCTCCAGATGTTCCTTATCCTCTTCATCACCATAATAAGGATAGTCAAAGTAAAAGATTTCAGGGACGGCATATGCGATCTGTTCATCAATCCTCTGCAGGCCTTCTTTCCAGGAAGGCAGATCCAGACTGTCAAACTCTTCATCAGGATGCCCATCGGCCCATATCTGTTCCACAATAGAACAGACAGGAACGGTATATCCCTGACCTACAATACTATTGTAATTCATCCGTCTTTTCCTCCTTTTTCTCCTTTTCTTCCTGCGGTTCCTCTTCCATGTATTTCGGAACTTCAATGCTGATCTTCAGATTGAACATTTTATTGATCTTTTCAATGGCATCCTTCTGCGGTCCCATCCACATTTCACGGTTAACTGCTACCTGTTCCATCATGGCGTTCATTTCACCAGAGATCATTCGTTCTCTCTTTTCAACGGATCCAGAGATACCGAAGATGTTGAAGAACTCATTAAGGACCGTTTCCTTTTCCTTCTGCAGGTTCAGGATCTCCGATGCGGATACATTGAAATCCATGACCTGGAGTGAAGTATCGTTTAACAGTTCCTGGTCAGGGAACACAACATAGTAGTCATCTTCATACTGGGCCATTAAAGTAGAGATGGATTCCTTCTTCTGCTCCGTAGTCTTGATCATGAGAGGATGTTTCATGGCCCTGGTGTTCATCTTGATTGCCAGGTCCAGTTCTGCCAGTTTGTCTGCATATTCTTCCACATAAGGCAAGGCAGAGGAACGGACCTTATTGGCATAAATGACAATACATTCTTCACCAATCCTCATTTCAGGAAAGATGATACCATCTGACACATTCTTTGAAATTGGCTTGGCATAGGTAGGATACCCATAGGGATCCACACCAGTCAAAGCACCTGTCAGGCAGAAATACTTGTCCAGATCCTTGTCCCTGAAGAAAATACCATAGCCTCCCAACATGACCATCTTGCTGACTGCATTCATGTTGATCTCTTCTGGCATATTGTAGTAGGGGAACATATTGCAAGCCAGATCGGACAGCCTCATTCTCCAAAGACGGACATAGTAAGGCTTGGTCAGGTATCTGGCCTGCCTCTTGTTTTTACTCATATCGTTTGCCTCCTATCGTTCATCGTTGTTTCTTGTGTAATCACCGATGTAATCACCATGCCACAGAGTAATACCCTTCATGAAGATGTCCCTGATCTGCATCAGGTCATCCATAGGGATATTACCATAAACATTCGGTTCCGTCATTTTTATATAGTTCCAGGAGTTTCTTGTTCTGAAATTAGGAACTTCCAGACGGTTGACCTTGTAGCCATACTGCATGAAATAGTTCTGCAGTTTATTGGCATATTCAGGATATATGGTCTTCCTTTGCAGGTATAAAGCATAGGTATCGTTGCACATATTGAACAGGTAATCACCACCAAGTGACTTGGATGTCGGTGGTATCTGCTGTGCATCGTTTTTCTTGGCCATGATCGTTGCTACAGTATTGGCATAGTCCGTAGTTGCGGACCAGGCGGTATTCCAGTAATTGGCCTTTGCATTCAGTTTTGCCTGATCATAATCAAGCATCGCACCGACACCTGATGAAATTGCACCACCGATTCCTCCTGCACCGCCTACCATCATTCCTGGAGATCCCAGGCCTGCACCTACCACTGCACCCAGAACTCCACCAAGGCCTTCCGCACCTGCATTCATCATGCCTTTTGCAAAATTGGTGCTCCTTTGTGCCAAGGCTGTTTCATATGATCTGTAGGCATTGTCAATGACCGTATCCTGACTGAACCTGGCATTTGACTGTGCCACTCTGATGGAATTGGAGTTTGCCTGCATATATGAAGCAGAGTAATCATCCGTGATCGGAAGATTGGAATTGGAAGAATCGTTCAGACCACAGGACATATTAAACCCTGTGAAATCGGATAAATAATTCCTCAAGGCATAGGTCATTTTATTGACGGATGAAATCGTTCCGAATGCACCGATCCTTAAAGGTGTACCGCTTGACCTGTCATTCATATATTCCATTTTCAGGACCATGGAATCACCCCTCTTGGTAGTCAGTTCCATAAAGGAATAAGGAAACATCAGCAGTTTTGATTCCGTGTAATTAGGGAAGCCACTGTAAATCACATCACTGTCCTGAAGGTCTACCCTCTGGATGAAATCGTGTGAAGCTGATACCAGAGCCGTAAAGCGGAATACATAGTTTCCAGTACCTACCAGAGGAACGGTGGTTACAGGAGCATTAAAGGTAATATCTATGGTGTTTCCGCTTTGTGTATAGGACACACCCCTGATCGGCAGGAACGGATAAAACACAACAGAACACAAGGAATTGACAAGAGTTGTATTTGTAGCAAACAGATCCAGGACATCGGATGCACCCAGTAATGTTCTTTCGCCATTCGTGAATGTTACATTTGCTCTCTGACCGATCCACACAGGAACGAATGTGTAAATGATTCCTGTCGGTTTGTTTCCGATTCTTCTTGGAACCGATGAACCGATCTTTGTGGATCCGAATACGATCCATCCGACATTCGGAATCTGTTCCAGTTTATGCTCACTTATGATCTTATAGTCAGTACCGTATTCAAGACCTTCCGGTTCCGTGTTGATCACAGGGATCCGATTTGACTGGGAATCCGTAGTCCATCTGGCGGTATGTTCTCTTTCAACGAAAGACTGCTTCCACTGCATATCAAACAGGTAAGTCTGATAGACATCCAGTTCATAATTGATCTGGGATACACCAGGATTGATGTAGTTGATGGATGTGACAAAAGCATAATACCACTTCTGTGAATAGTTCCTGTTCTGCCATCTTAAATACTTGCAGTCAGCAATCTCATCGGCCTGGAACGGTACCTGAATCGTATTGATGTTCTTCCTCTGATAGGTCCCATTATCAAGGGATCTGTATACCTTGGAAGAAAAGAATGCTTCCTGGGCATCAATATTGGTAAAGTAATACTGATGTGTATATGAGGCATCAATATCCACATTTCTGATCAGTTCTATTTTTCCTAAAGGTTGGAATGTTGCCATAGGTTACCTCCTTATATTTATTATAGCAAAAGTAAAAAGACAGGTCACCCTGTCTTTCTACTGGGAAAACAATGAACAGCAATTATGCTACTGTGATTGTTTTGGTTGCTACTACATCATCCTTCAAAACGGAAGTTGCCTTGATCTGAAGAGATGCACCAGAGAACTTGGCACCTACTACCAGGTTACCGTTCTGGTTGATGGATGCATACTGCGGAGCACCCACGATTTCCCAAACAACAGCCTGGGACTGAATCTTGTCGCCAATGTTGGCAACTCCAACTAAAGCAGTGTAGGTAACTGCTTCACCGCTTCCCTTGGTAACGGAAGCAGGACCTGTGATGGTCACGGAAGCAGGATCAGCAAACGTATCGGCAACAAAGGCAATCGCATGATAGAACGGTGAACAAGCCATGATACCCTGATGATGGTAATAGTAGTTGGTAGTCAGATGTCTTGCATTGACACCAGTTGACAGGATATCTCTATAGGTATCGTAGTCCTGGATAAACTCTTTGTCTACCAGGAGAGCCTGGACATTTTCCATGTTGTCACCAGAGAATCCTGGCACTTCAATGACATTGCCCATAAACTCCGTCTTGTCCATGTTGAAGGCCTTTGCCAGGACATCGACATCCAGAATGGCATTGATCTCTGGAGTAACAAGCAGATACATATCTTCAGGTCTTGCCCAGTTCAGGACACCCTTGGCATTGTACAGTCTTGTAGGGAATCGGAGTCCCTTGACAACGGAACGTACCGCCTTGACTAAAGTCTTGGCAGAAGTTTCATCCGTAACGGCAGTTACTGGCACCTGGAAATACAGGTTCTGTCCGTTGACATCGGAATAGTTGGAGAGCAGTTTCATGGTCAGAGTGAAGTCATCAAGTTCATCACCGTTGGTCAGTTGCCTCATCAGGCCACTCATGAACTTGTCCAGTTCACGGTAAGACATGAATGCTCTTCTCAATACTCTTTCATTGACTGTCAGAGGATAGACGCATTCACGGTTGATCTTGTAGAACACTACATCCTGATCAGGCTTGAAAGTCTGCCATACATCACCAGGATTGTCATTCGGGACTTCAGATTCATACAGCATACCTTTAATCGGTTCAATGTAGACATCTTCAATCGTGTCACCGAACTCCATCCATCCCTTCTTGAACATCTTCAGAGGGGATTCAAAACTTCTGTAGTTCACATTGACCAGACCGATATGGTTGATCAGGGAATACAGGAACTCATTTGCACCAGGCTTGTACTGGAGCAAAGCATTTCCAAAAGCAGAGAGATCAGCATCAGTATCAAACAGACCTTCAATACGGCTTTGGAACTCACCAGACATTTCCGCATAAACGGACTTCATGACATCCTGCCATGTAGTACCAGACTGCAGGCCATCTAAAGTGTTATCAGACATTTCTTTTCCTCCTTTTAATTTCTGTTGCGATAGTCAGGAATGACCAGTTCATCAAATGTTTTGACTGGTTCTTCCTCTTCCTCTTCATCCTTGTTCCTGTCTTCTGCCTTGCCCTCTTTTGATGCAAAGAGTTTGTCAACAATTCGGTTCTTCAGGTCTTCATGATCCTTGTTGGCCTTCTCCAGTGCCTGCTCCAGTTCCTGGATTCTTGTATCCTTTGCCGTCACCTCATCTATGACACCCTGGATCTCTTCAGCACTGTATCTGGCATTTTCCGATGTATCGGTTGCAAGTTCAGACATAACATCTTTAAAAGTTTTTGACATATCTATACCTCCATTCTAAATTAAATCCTTCAATAAATCAAATCCCAGATCCTGCAGGAACTCATCAATGGTTTCATATCCCAGGACCCTGGCAAATACCATAGCATTGATCACCTTGACTGAACCGATGTCATACTCACCTGCACAGAGTTTGTACAGCCTGGCATTTGAATACCTGCATTTCTTGGCAAAACTGTAGACAGTATATCCTTTCTTCTTGATGATCTCATACAGTTTCTGACCTTCTTCCTTGTACATTGCTCCTCCTTTCTATCGCACACCAAGAAGTGAAAACAGATCAAACATATCACTTCTTATGTACATGGTTTCGTAGTATAGATACCCATTGGTAAAGGCCCTCTTCAGTTCATTGTTGACACGGAGTTTCTTGTCCGTGATCAGCATCATATTCGGTTTGTAGTCTTTTGTTGTGTAGCAGATCGTTGGAGCATCCCCATTAAATCGGTTTGATATCACCAGTTCAAAGTGATCAGGATCTAACCAACAGCCATATGTGTTTTCTTTCCACTGCAGATTGAACTGCAGTACACCGTTCCTTGGCCTTGGCTTCAGAAAATCTTCAGAAGTATCCTCAAAGGTATTCTTATAGGCCATATCCTCATAGGCAGTACCTTCAATCATCTGACCGAATCTGGAAGAGGATACCATTTCCTGATAAGCCTCATTCTTGTAGATATTCAGCAGGACCGTACCTTTCTGGGTTAGTTGGTATCCTTCCTCCATCGGTGTGAACTTGTAGAAGGTGAAATAGGGATTGGCCCAGTTGATCGCATTGGCCAGACAGATGCACCTGCACTGATCACGATGCCTGAATACCGTGTTCATGAAATTGTACAGTTTGGTCGGTTCTTTCGGAAGGTAATGCTGATAGCCTTTCTCAATGATGAACTCATCAAAGATGATCGTATCGTAATCATCGTAAGTAACGGACTTCTTGGACTGCTGTACCGTCAGATACAATGCCTGACCGCAATGGATCCCATCCACATAGAACTGCCTTCCTTTCACCATGAACTCATGTCCTTTTATCTTTGGATCGTTCTGGATCTGAACAAAGAAGTCTTTCAGGTCATCTCCGTTCACTTCTTCCTTGAACCGCCTCAAATAGATGAACTTCTTTCCTGTCTTCAAAAAATGATTCACGGCCCAGACCTTGCATCCGTATGTCTTTCCTACTCCCCTGTATCCGACAACAAAATTAAGCAAGGCATTGTAGGAAAGCACCTTATCCAGATCAAACCATATTTTCTCTTTCTGTACATCCTTCATAGCAGATCATTTACCCTCAACAGGTTGAAGATCATCGTTTCCAGGGAATGGTCATGTGCCTTGTTGATCACGCTGTACTGAACAGGGATCTCCAGGGAATTGTTGTTATCATCCAGGAATCTCATGATCACGGTATCCGTATCAAACACAGGAGCCATGGCCCACTTGATCTTCCTGGAGTAGCAAAGGATCTCACCGATCACCAGGCATATCTTGGTATAAAGTTCATTCATCTTCTTTCCTCCCAGTACATTTCAATCATAATGCCTATCGTGATTCCAAACAGAAACACAAAGCCGTAACGGAACACTGCCCATAGAAGAGCAGAGGATACAGTAAATGTGATCATTTCTCAATCTCCTCACACTTTTTATTGGTAAGTTCAACGATTCTTTCAGCACTTGCACGATGTAATTCCCATATTCGTTTTCTTTTCCAAAATGGTACTTGATTTACTTTTGAGATAATACTAATACAGAGAGCAGATTCGACAAAACCCCATCGTCCATCTTGTGTTCTTTCTAAACACCAGTTATAAAAATTTTTATATGTCATTTCTCTATCTCCTTGAGACAATCGTTCCATCCATCAATATAGCCATATTCATAGTCAATTTCTTCTCCGTGTTGTTTCTTTTGTGGCAATGGTCTTAAAGGACACCACGATGCTCTTTCCTTGTCATATTGCTTAACGCTTACTCCATATCTTTCAGAAGTCATTTTTATTGCATTGCAGTTTTCCCACTCGTCAACAAGATGGCAATCCCAACAATCTTTTGGCATATCAATCACTAATACGGCTTTCATTTTCTTTCTCCCATTTTGCGATCACTTCGTAGTACACCTGCATAACATCTTCATTGGCATATCCGTCATACATCAGATCAATCAGTTGCTTATGTAACCAGGATATCGGTATAGCCTTCTCCGTTGTGATCATATCCACTACACTTTCGGCATAAAGGAAACAGGATACATCTTCCTTTGTAAACAGTTCATTCACGGTTTCCTTCAGTGCCTTATGAAGTTTATCTGCATCAATCAATCTCATAATATATCTCCTTAATATCATTCTAACATATCATCCTAAAATGGAAAAGTCACCCTTGTTAGAGTGACTTATTCCAATCAGTTAGTCGCAAGCATTGATGCAGTCATGCCTACCGTTCCACAGGTACAGGTAACGGCAGAGGTTACAAGCCTTGGACCTGCCATTCCTTATGGACATGATAGATGCATCTTGCCTACACCTTGATTATAGCATCACTCTACTATTTTGTTAATCTCAAAGTCTTTTATCGTGAACTCCGTATTGACCAGGACTACACCACCCTGTACATTTTTTGGTACAAGTTTACCGTCTTCAGAAAATCCTGGATGGAAATTGTCATATGTGACTTTCTGCTTGATGGCATCGTTCATACCTGCACACTTGACATTGAGATAGTAATACTGACCGTTTCTTTCATAGATCAGAGCATTCGGATTGTCTGACTTCATGTTCTCTTCATACTTCTCTTTTGTGGTCAGTTCCTCTTCCACATAGGCCTTGGCTTTCAGGAATCTTCCTCTGACAAAGTTTGATTCATTCTTCCAGTATCCCAGTTTCTTGTCATCAATCACACTGTGCATCTCCTGCGGTTCATAATCACCCTCAAGATGTACCGAATCCGTATCGGCATAGATGAAGCGTTCATATTCCATCTGTGCTGTGCGGATGGTCTTGTTCCTGGCATAGGCCGTACAGAAGATCCCTACAGGCACATAAACGGCATCTTTAATATACCTTCTTTCCACCTTGTACTTGATAATGCCATCCTCCAGAACAGGTACCTTTTCAATGATCTCTGGATTGGTGGCAAACTTGCCATACAGGTTGTTCAGCATCAGTTTGGCCAGTTGCTTGATGGCACCTGTGCTGTTTTCCTTGACCTTGTACCAGGTATCAATGTAATCGTTAAAAATGCCTTCTTTGGCCTGGAAGGACCAGTATCCGATCCAGGTAATATCCCATACATCATAATGATCAAAGAACAGGTCCATATCCACATTGCACATTGTCAGGTCAGCCAGACCGTTGCTGTCCACCAGATACTCCGTTCCATTGTAGAACAGGGATTTCTTGATCTGGACACAGGGGAGAAACCCTTTTTTAAGTCTGAACTGACAGGTAAACTTCTGAATATATAACGGCCGTCTTAAATCCTCTTTATATTTACCCTCAAAGTAAATCGGCATACCTACTGGATAAATATTGTATCTCATGGCCCAGGGATAAAGGCTGTTGACATCATATACTTTGCCTGCACCGATATCCTTGTTCTGAAACTTTGGATTGACATAGGTCCATCCTCCACGATAGGCTTTGCGGATCAGGGAATCCGTTTCAGGATCCAGGACAGGAAACCATTTACGGAACTGGTCCTCTCCAATGATCTTCTTATAAGAGGACAAGGCATCTGCACCAATCGTCATTTTAGTCAGACCCTGACCGAACTGGATATTCAATGCTCTGGCCATGATCTCAACATCGTTCTTCAGATATTCCTTTTCTTCAGGTGTAAACTGATGGCCTCTTTCCCTGGGTGCCATATAATCCATGGTCAGTTTCTGGACAGGTAACTGGAAATCCTTTGCGATCTTCTTGACCGTGAACGGAAGTTTCTTCAGAGAATCATAGATCACTACCTTGCGATAGTATGCTCTCTTTCCCATATTGGAAGCCTTGAAGCATATTTCCATCTCATATATCTGATTATCACCGTTGATCAGAGTATTGAAGGACATGGAACATAGGTCTTCCTTATTCACGCTTCTGTATCCTGATTTCAGCAGGTACCAGATAATGAACTGGGAATCAAAGCGAAGATTATGGAAATAGAGATCGCAGTTGGCCAATTGATTGCACTTGTTGATAAAACTTGCAATGTCTGTACCGTAACAGATGTCATCTACATTATCTATATTGCAGATGGACCAGGCCCATACTCTGCAGTCATTTGGATCTGTTGTAGTTTCAAAGTCAGCCGTATATCTCCTTTTCATTCCAGTTTTTCCATTTCCCTTCTAAAGGCATCATAGGACTTACGGTCATTCCTGAATGATTCCACTTCAGAACGGATTTCCTCTTTCTTGTTTTGAAGAGTAAGGACTTCATCATAGATGAAATCAAAGTCAAATGCGGAACTCATATGGAACAAAGCCAGGAAGTCAATTGCATCAACATGAAGTTCATCCAGGACCTTGCGGATCTCATTGGCAAAAGGCTTGGAAACGCTGTTCTCCAGACCTTTCAGCCAGTTCTCTTTCAGGTTCTGTACTCTGATATCATGCACGCTTGTTGCCTTCCTTCCCAGGGATCCGTACTTCTCCTTGAAGTTCATAGCAGACAGATTAACCTCCCTTGTCAGCATCTTGCCTTGGTATCCGATAGATCCTCCACCTATTATGTTTATGGAAACAGGAATGAAGTCATTTGACTTGGATACCGTAGCATTGTACATATTACTTTTCTCTTTCACAATCCCATTCCTGGTAAGCCTGGCATAAGTATAACCGCCTGCCTTTTCTATGGCCCTTGCAAGAGTAGCACGGAACTTATTCTCTGCCTCAATTCTTTTCTTTGCTTCCTGGTAGGCCAGTTTTGGCATATAGACATCCTTCTCCTGACCGCCTTCAATCGTGATACCGATCTTCTTTAAAGCATACTTACGGTCCGTGAACTCCCTTAACTGTGCTGTCTTCTGCCTTAACTGTTTGACGGATGGACGGCCTACCTTTGTGTCTACTGTAGGGATCTCAAACATGGATGAACTCAATCCAAAATCTTCTGGCGTTATCGTAGGATCCTTCCGCAGTTGCCTTTTATATTTGGCTTCAGCCTTGGTTAAGGCTTCACCATACAGTCTTAACTCTTTTGCATAAAATGATTCTTGTTTTGGCATTATATATTCCTCCTTATAAGGATATTATAACTGAAAGAAAAGGGAGGATGTCCTCCCTTGGCTTGGCCTAGGCCTCAAACGGATATCCCAGGTCCTCAATCTTTTCGGCAGACAGTTCCTTCCGTTCCCACTTCCCATCTTTCTGGGCAGGTGCGATGGACTGGGAGAGACGGATCTCATCATCTGCTCCAGTCGGTACTGGAAGGGCAACAGAGAAGGCTGTGTGATCAGGAGTTACTCTGACCAGTTTGGCACTGACCATGAACGTGATGTCATCATGTTCAGCCAGAGCAAACGACATAGCGGTTCTTCCTGCCTCATTGGTATAGATGAAGGACAGTTTGCTCATCGGTACCAGGATACGCTTCCATTCCTTTTTAGTTGCTGTCTGATCAGCAGTGTTCAGTGTGTTTTTCTTTAATGCCATATTATTTCCTCCTTATGTATTGGCATAGCCTAGGACACCTCCTGGCTACACCTATAGAGTATCACACCCTAGTGTGATTGTAAAGCAGGAGGGTACAGATTGGCACGCACGGGCCTGTGTGCACCCGGATCGGAATGAACAGATGTGCAGAGGTGCGAACGGATGTGCAGAATGCCTTGGTGAACAATTGTGCATGATTGTGAACAAATGCTCACGGAGGGCGGTATCAACATCATTACCTT